TCGGATTCAATATCGATGAAAGCAATAAGATGGTATATAAACCAGCAGATGCTAATACCCTTATTAAGGAACAGTCAAACATTATGGACTTTATATCAAAGTTTTTAAATGAAGATGGTTACCTTAAAGACGCTGAGGCCTTTCATAAAGCTATAGCAGTGGCAAACAACCCAGACAAATTTGCTAAGTACTTTTATGAAAAAGGAAAAGCAGAGGCTGTAGGTGATATTGCTAAAGAGTCTAAAAATATTGATATGACTCGAACGGCACCGACACCAACGCCAAAACAGGGTACACAGGTCAGAGTTATAGATGAAGAACGCGGTAATAGATTAATTATTAGAAAACCGTTTAAAAACTAAAAAAAATGGCTGGTACATTACAAGCGAGTCCTGGTGTAGCAATTACACCTAGCTCAGTGAAGGCTACGTTGCCTTCAAACTACATTACAAACTTTGATTTCTTGAATCAGTATCTTCCTGATACTTATGAGCAAGAATTCGAGCGTTATGGAAACAGATCAATTGCATCATTCTTGAGAATGGTTGGTGCTGAGCTTCCTTCTAACTCTGACTTGATTAAGTGGGCAGAGCAAGGTCGTTTGCATACAAAATACACTGGATTGACTTTTGGTTCAATTGGTACTCCTGCTTCTGGACAACAAGTGTTTACATTACCTTCTGGTACTTGTAACTTTAGAATTAATCAAACTGTATTCTTGTCTTCTCAGCAAGTTGCTGCTGAATCGGCAAAAGCTATCATTATTAATGTTACAAGTTCTACTTTTACTGTAGCTTACTATGATAATGCTTTTAATTCTACTTCACCTTTTAGTGCTTCAACAACAGCCGTAACAGCATTTGTTTACGGATCTGAATTTGCTAAAGGAACAAGTGGAATGGCTGGATCATTAGAAGCTCAAGATTTATTCTTCGATGTTAAGCCAATCATCATCAAAGATAACTACACTGTATCTGGTTCTGATATGGCTCAAGTTGGATGGGTTGAAGTAACTACTGAAAATGGTGCTACAGGTTATTTGTGGTACATGAAATCAGAGCACGAAACTCGTTTACGTTTCGAGGATTATTTAGAAATGTCTATGGTAGAAGGTGTTCCTGCTGAACAAACATCTGGAGCTACAACATTCTTGAATAATGCTCCTTCTTACCCATCTCCGTCTGCTTTATCAGCAGCTGGAACAAAAGGATTATTCTACGAAATTGAAGACAGAGGAAATATATGGGCTGGTGGTAATCCATCTGCATTGTCTGATTTTGATACTATCGTACAACGTCTTGACAAGCAAGGAGCTATCGCTGAGAACGTATTGTTCTTAAACCGTCAATTCTCTTTCGATATCGACGATATGTTGGCTGCACAAAACTCTTACGGAGTTGGTGGTACATCTTACGGATTGTTTGATAACAGCGAAGATATGGCGTTAAACCTTGGATTCACTGGATTCAGAAGAGGTTATGAGTTCTACAAGACTGACTGGAAATACCTTAACGATGCTACTCTTCGTGGTGGTTTAGTTGGTGGTGCAGTTAACGGAGTTCTTGTTCCTGCTGGTACAATGAATGTATACGATCAAGTTCTTGGTAAAAATGCTCGTCGTCCGTTCTTACACGTTCGATACAGAGCTTCTGAAACTGAGAATCGTCGTTACAAGACTTGGATGACTGGTAGTGCAGGTGGTGCAGCTACAAGCGACCTAGATGCAATGCAAGTTAACTTCTTGTCTGAAAGAGCACTTTGTACTCTTGGAGCTAACAACTTCTTTATCTTCAAAGGATAAGAATAACTACAGAGAGGGGTGTTAGTGCCCCTCTCTATTTTTTAAAACAATTTAAATTATATACAATGGAAACAAAAATCAAACTAGCAAAGCTAGAGTCGAAAGACAGAACTTATTTATTAAGAGGGGATAGCTCCCCATTAACTTATTTCTTACCATCAAAAGACACTCCTCGTAGACGTCTACTTTATTTTGATGAAGAAACAAACTCAAATCACCCATTAAGATACGCAAGAAACTCAAACACTCCTTTTCAAGAAGATCAAGATCAAAATGTAATTCTTGAGCCAGTAGTATTTGAAGATGGTGTTTTAATAGTTCCAAAAACAAATCCAGTACTACAATTATTCTTATATTACCATCCAGGTAATGGTACCGAGTTTTATGAATTCGACAACGAAAAAGACGCTCAACAAGATGTTAAAGATATCAATATGGAGATTGATGCGTTATTACTTGCAAGAGAACTTGATATTACAAGTTTAGAAGCAATTGCTCGATTGGTATTAGGTAAAGACGTGTCTACTATGACTTCATCTGAGATTAAGAGAGATATGTTGTTATTTGCTAAAAGATATCCAGAAGACTTCTTAGATGCTGCTGGAGATCCAATGTTGAGAATTAATAATATAGCATCAAGAGCGATTTCTGATGGATATTTAACTTTTAGAAATAATAAGGACATTCATTATAACTTAAAAGATAACAAGAAGAAATTATTGACAGTTCCTTATGGTGAAAATCATATATTTGTTTTGGCTTCTTGGTTGCAGTCAGACGAAGGTATGGAGTTCTACAAATTCTTAGAGGATAAAATATCAGAAAAATAGTATATTTGTGCTATTATTAACCCATTAATTTTTTAACAAATGGAAAAGTTTATCAGTATTCCTAATAGTTTAGGAGCAAATCAATTAGTTTCTGCTGCAAACGTAGTAGCTGTTTTTGCAGGTACAGCAGCAACAAATACTGCTACAGCAGCAAATACTGTAATTATGTATCAAGGAGGTAAAGTTGTTACATTGATTCATGCAGCTCAAACTGCATTTAACATGCGTAACGCTATTCAAAATGCAATCTCTGCTGCATTGCAAACATCTTGGACTGATACAGTGTATGTAATACCTTCATTGCCAATATCGGTAACTGGTATTACAGCTGCTTAATAGCAATCAAAGTAGAAAGGAAGAGGCACTCAAAAGAGTGCCTTTTTTTATTTATCTTTGTAAAAAGACATTCGATGATAAACGAAGTTAGAAATACCGTTCTGTCTATATTAAGTAAGGACAATCGAGGATACATAACGCCATTTGAGTTTAACCTGTATGCAAAGCAAGCACAGCTTGAAATATTTACAAACTACATGGAGCAGTATTCAGATGCGTTCTTAAAGAGTATTGCTAGAGGATACGGTGAAGGATATTCAGATGTTCCTAAAAATGTGGCTGAGTCGCTTGATATATTTTACACGTCAGCAAACTTATCTGGAACTCTAAATGTCTTTACCGCTCCATCTGATTATTACTTCTTAGAGAAGATAGTTTATAACAACACTGAGGTAGAGAAAGTATCTCATAGAAAGATATTAAATCTATTGTCATCTAACTTAACTTCACCAAGTGTGTCTTATCCAGTATACACATTCTCTGGTTCTGATATTACTGTGTATCCAACAACTATAGTATCTGGCGTAACAGCTCATTACTTAAGACTGCCGTTAGATCCAAAGTGGACATATGTAGCTATGGCGGCTGGAGATTCAGACCCATTGTTCAATCCGTCTGCTGGTGACTATCAAGATTTTGAATTACCAATGGAAGAGTTCCCATTGTTAGTGGTTAAAATATTGGCATATTGTGGAGTCACTATAAGAGAAACAGAGGTTGTGCAGATAGCAAAAGCGCAAGAAATGCAAGACATCCAACAAAACCAATAATAAATGGCATACATTACTAACTATCAATACTACACAAATAACGGAGTTATACCAACAGATGTTAACTGGGGTTCATATCAATATGTAAGCCTGGCTGACGTTGTTAACAATTTTATGTTAATGTATGTAGGTAATGACAAATTGGTCAATAATGTTGATCGATATGCCGTTTTGTTTCATGCTAAGAGAGCTGTACAAGAGCTTAATTATGACGCATTAAAAAACATTAAGGTTATAGAGCTTGAAATAGGGGATGACTTGAAGATGGTTATGCCTCCAGATTATGTTAACTATGTTAGGATATCTATGTTGAAAAATGGTATACTATTCCCTCTTGTGGAGAACAGAACACCTATGTCAGCTACAGCTTATTTACAAGACAACAATCTAGATATCATATTTGACGTAAACGGTGAGATCGTAACAGGTACATCGAAACTTGACATACTAAGACAAGACAAACAGTTATATACTGGTATGGGTCCATATCAAGGCCAGTACGGATGGTATTGGGATGGTGATTGGTATTTTGGATACAACTTTGGTAAAAGGTTTGGATTAGAAACCGATCAAGCTAATGTAAATCCAAAATTCTACATAAACAAGGCAGCTGGTGTGATTGATTTTTCTAGCGGTGTAGAGAATCAGATTATTGTTTTTGAATACATATCTGACGGTATGGAAAACGGTGACGACTCTCTTATCACAATCAACAAATTAGCTGAAGAGTATTTGTATGCTTATATTAAATGGGCGTTATTAAACAATAAATACGGAATACAAGAGTACGTTATAAATAGACTTAGAAAAGAAAAGATGGCTGTTCTTAGAAACACTAAGATCAGATTGAGTAACTTACATCCATCTAGATTATTAATGCCTTTAAGAGGTAGAGATAAACAAATAAAATGATAAAACTAGACAAGACTTTTATTGCTGGAAAGATGAACAAGGATATAGACGAACGTCTTATCCCAGATGGAGAGTACTTAGATGCGTTAAACGTAACTATAGATACGTCACAAGGATCTACTATTGG